AGGTACTTCTCGCCAAGATACTTCAATAGGAATGTATGTATTGTTTTTGTTTACAGCGTCAGTCCATATTTTGTAAAACATATTCATTCCGTGTGGTGTAGAAACCATCATAATCTTTGATGACTTACCAGAAGCAATTGTAGGATAAACTGAACTAAAAAATTCATCAGCAATATTGTTAGGAATATATGCAAACTCATCTAAGAATATTATATTAAAAGAACCACCACGAATAGCAGATGATGATGTTGCAGCTGCAACAATCTTAGAACCATTTTCTAATTCTAAAGAACCTTTGTTCCAATTCATTACGCCTTGTTGCATCCATTTAGGTAGATGTTCATATGCAAGTTGTAAACGACCTAATAGATCACGAGCAGTAGATGATTTGTTGGCAAGAATAGCAACATTTTTATTTTCGTTAAATAAAACATAATGTAATAGATATGCAATAATGATTGTTGATTTACCAGACTGTCTTGGTAGTTTACAAATTGTAAATCTATTATTGTGAAAAGTATCTACCATCTTTTCTTGAAACTTATACATTTTAAATGGTACAAGACCTTTGTCAATGGTTACAATGTTTATGAAGTTAAGAATAAAGTATTTAGGATCGTTGATACATTTCTGTAATTCAACAATCTGCTCTTCAGTAAATTCTGAAGTAGTAAATGCTTTCTTTAAATTAGGATTACCGAGATACTGTTCTCGTTGTTTAAGATTTTCCATCTTTATTGTTTTTCTTTAGAAGTTTTTGTAATTCATTTGTAGAACCAATGTACAATGCGTTGGTCACATTCTTAGGACCAGTATCAGGTACTTCTTTTAATCTTCTAAGACCTTGTTGTAGTCTTAGTAAATCTTGAGATACTTGACTTACTGTTTGAATTAATTGACCGGCAACCTCATATGTTCTTGGGTGTTCACTTTCTTTTGCAAGTGATAAGATACCGTCTACAGCTTCATTACCCTTTTCAATTAACTTGTAAAGGTTTGCTCTGCCGTGTTCAAAGTCATCTTGAGGATCATTTGATTCTGGTATTACAGCCACTTCCTGTTTCTTTACAGGTGCAGGTGCCAAAATCTGTTCAGCGGTTACTTCTAAAATTTCATTTAGTTTATCATCAATTTTGCTCATGCTATTATTTAGTAGAAATTATTTGTCTGTTCCAGACTGTTCATCATAATTTAATCCATCTTCAAAGAAATCTAATGTTTCTGTAAATGTGTAATCATCATCAGCGTCAGCACCTGAAGGATTAGGAGTGATGGTAACTCTTTCTTGCCTTGATGGATTTTCTGTATTCATTTTAGTATATAAATCAGCAGACGCCTTACGAATAACAGCGCCACTAGTGATTGGACCATAAAGATATATTTTAGCAGTAAAGTTCATAGTGTATATAATTCTTCTATTAGAAGTCATATCACCATCGTAGGTATCTTCATAGTCAACACTATTTAAAACAAAAGGTATATCTCGTTTTACATCCATTGTTTGACTTTCAATAAATGTAACCGTATAGTCTGGTTGAAAGAATGGTAATATCTGTTCTACAATTTGTAGTCCGTCATCTGAATTAGCAGTAAAAGAATAAAGATTAAATCCTACATTGTAAGGTACAGGAGAGTATTGTGAAAACACCTGGTTGTCATCACTAGTTTTTGCCTTCTTATATTTTAAGTTTTTATTAATTTTACGACTGGGATCATATGAGATCCCAGTCATTTCAAAAGACATTCGAGGTAGAGTGATTGCAACTTTTGATTCACTACCAGAACCCAACTCGGTTTGTTGTTGTAGTCTGGCTAAAAACTTTTCTCTTGGTGCATACATTAAAGGTATTCGTAAACTTGACACAGCGTTACCACTAGAGTCATATCTTCTTACACCGATAGTATTAAATATAGTACCAAAAGCGATAACTGTATTTCTTAAATGTTTATTATAAAAATATTGTCCGAACATTAGAAGTCTTTCCCGAAGTGATAATCAGTTTCTCCGAATGGGTTTCTTTCGCTGAAATCTAGTATGTCATCTGTACTATCGCCTGTACTGGTAACACCAGACGCAGCCTCAAATTTATGCGACTGATCAACAATCTGTTTTTCACCAAGTTCAGCAGGTGCACTTTCAAGTAGTATGAAACTTTTTTCATCTGGTATATCTGATTCCATCATTATAGCACCAGCAGGTAATCCTGCCTCAAGACTAACTTGATAGTCAAGCATATTAGTTGATAAGTCATCTTCGGTAACATCAATATCTGTAAGACCTGTACTAATTTCTTCAGATGAATATTCCCATTTAGTACATCTTAATTTATATACAGGAACATTATGCACTTGATAAAAAGGCTGTTCATGTTCTACAAATTGTATTTCAAAGAACGCATTAACTCTAGCAAACCATATTAGATCGCCTTCATTAGGTCTAGAAGATTCAATTAAATTATTTTCTGCTTCTAATACTTTTTCCCATCTTGTTTTAGAAACTACTAGAGATACATCATCTCTTAATTCTAAACCAAATTTTCTAACTATTTCTTGTTCACCAGCAAAACCATCTGTATTCTCAACATACATTTCAATCGCATATGCTGAAGTAAATTTAGAAGCAGTATCTTCTCCGAATATAGTATCTTCATTTACAATAGTTCTAGGTAGATAATAAACATCTTGACCATAGATACTTAATTGCTCTATGATTAAATCTTCATAAAGACGCTGTTCGTTTGTATTACCGTGATCGAAATAAACATTAGTTGGCATTTTATCCTACCATATAACTGATAGGTGACTCAAAAGTATCTCGTATTTCTACTTCTAGTTTGTTTTTTTCATCTAATGCCTGTGAATAAATTGCTTCTCCATTCATGGAAACTCCACCTAACATTTGAACACCTTGAAATTTTGAGAGATTAGCACCCCATTGTTGCTTAATTAAAGCAGTAGTATATCTTTTTAAAAACATATCATCATAAATATCCGCATAACTATTTGGATCTAATTTTCTATAACATTCTATAATTATATACTCACCAGCTGCAACATCATTTTGCCAGTCCATAGCAATATATAATCTGTTATTGTGCATATTAAACTTAGTTGGTTTTTCACCAATAAGAATATGATCTAAGAAATCTAAATGTCTCATTGTCATTTCATAATGTATAATTGAGGTAGAGGAAAAATCATATAAATCATTCAATCTCATTTGATATCTGATATCGAACATATTTAAATTTGATTTATCGTTAAAATTGAATATACCCATTACTGATAAAACAGATGATGGCATTACAATATAATTTTGTTGATTTTTAAAAGTAGTAGAAACAGAACCTTCAGTACCAGTACCAACAGTTTCATCTGATCTTGCTCTATCAATATCGTCCTGTGTAATTTGATACTTCATATACATTCTTTCAACACCGTCATAGTGATATTGTGAGAAGTATTGAAGTGCTTCGTCTATTCTATCATCAATTTGATCTTCGTCAACATTGATTTCAATTACAGGTTTACCTAATGCTCTTAAGCAATATTCTTTTAAAGTTGCTTTTGAATTTGGAACAGCCATTTACTTTCCTTCTAATTTATCTACTTTCGCTGATAATTCTTTTATTGCTTCGATCAATAAAGGAACTAGCTTATCATACCAAACTGTTATGTATTTGTCGTCTATCGGTGCTTCTGTCACCACTTCAGGCAATACTTTTTGTACTTCCTGTGCAATTACTCCTACTTGTCTTTTGTCGTTATCATAACCTAAAGACTTTGCAGTTTCATTTTCTTTGTAGTAAACACCTCGTAATTCTTTTACTTTATCTAATGCGTTATCTATTTCACCAAGAACATCTTTTAATCTCTCATCTGAATAGTAAGCAGTAATATTGTTTGTTGCTCTAATCTCACCTGCAGTACCAGAACCACCAGTACCAACACCTAGTGAGTTAACTTGAGCGTTAGAGTTTGTTGAGAAACCACCAGTTGGTCCAGTAGGTCCAGTAGGTCCCGTACCCCCAGCAGGTCCAGTAGGTCCCGTACCCCCAGCAGGTCCAGTAGGTCCTGTGCCTCCACCAGGTCCAGTAGGACCAGTAGGGCCTTGAATAGATCCCCCACTAACAAATTGACTACCATCCCATACATGAAAACTATCGTCTGCTTGAACGATATATGCGTCACCATTTGCCTGACCAGAACCTGGTAAAGCACCTGTGTTTGCTACTTGACCTTTAAAGGTTACACCAGAACCAGCAGAACCAGTAGGTCCAGTAGGTCCGCCAGGTCCAGTAGGACCAGTAGGTCCCGTACCCCCAGCAGGTCCGTTAGGTCCAGTAGGTCCTGTGCCTCCAGCAGAACCAGTAGGTCCGGCAGGTCCAGCAGGCCCAGCAGGCCCAGCAGGCCCAGTAGGTCCAGCAACTGTTGAATCAGCACCATCAGGTCCAGTAGGTCCAGTAGGTCCCGTACCCCCAGCAGGTCCAGTAG